GGCAATGAGCCAACTATCCAAGATACTGGAGCTATCGGGCAACCCTATTGCCGTCCTGGAGAATGTGGAAGAATCGGAGGATATTGCGGTTAAGCCGGGGGCAGTGTGGAATATACCCGAGGACGCTAAAGCCTATCTATTGGATTTGCTTCAAGGTGGTGGCGTCAGCCTCCACATAGATTATATCAATCTGTTGTATAGAATCATGCACGATATAGCTGAATCGCCCCGGGCTGCCTTTGGTGGCACTGAGCGGGACCTGTCTGGGGTAGCCCTTGAGATTGAGCTTCAGCCGTTACTACAGAAGGTGAGGCGAAAGAGGCTTATCCGGACCGACGCCTATAACCGAAGGAACCGGCTGATTCTTAAGCTCCTAGAGCAGTATCAGAATGAGAACTTTGGTAATAACCGTTTGCGGGTAGTCTGGAGCCCGGTGTTACCCCGAGATTTTACCCGACTAGTTTCTAATGAACAGATATTGATTCAGAATGGTATCCACTCCAGGCGACGGGCTATGGATGAGGTGGGAGTCAAAGACCCGGAGACGGAGTTTAATAGATGGCTTGAGGAAAGGGGAACTATCCTCAGGATGAATAAAGAGCTTAATTCACCCCGAAAAACCAAAGATTCTTCGGAGAACCGGCTTAATACCAAATCCACCCGGGGCGGAGCGAGAGGGAGAGCTATACAATCCCCGGCGGAGGGTATTGAGGAATAAAAAAGGGAGGACGAAAGTTGGCAGATGATGAATTAAACCAAAATCCCGAAGGGGAGGAGTCAGGACAGGGTCAAGCGCCTACGATTACCGAGCTTGAGGGCCTGGTAGCTCAAAAGGATGAGGAGTTAACTAAAGCTAATACCCGCATCACCGAGCTTGAGCAGGCGGTGGCTGGTTCAGATGAAAAGCTGACCACCATCAAAAACTCTCTGGCTGAAGCTGTAGCCGGCTACAAAGCCATAGTGGTTGAGGCCAATCCCGAGGTGCTTGAGGAGCTCATCACCGGTGATACCATTGAGTCTATCAATGAGTCCCTGAAGAAAGCTGAAACCCTGGTTAGTCGGGTGAGGCAGGGGTTAGAGGTTGAAATTTCAGGGGCTAAGATTCCTGCCGGTGCCCCGCCGAGGACACCACCTGACCTATCAGCTCTATCCCCACGGGAAAAGATTCAATACGCAATAGGAGGTAAACAATAATGGCGTTAACACTAGCTGAGGCAGCCAAGCTGTCAAACGATATCCTACTTCAAGGGGTGGTGGAAACCATCGTTAAGGACTCACCCATTCTCCAGCAACTCCCCTTCATAGAGATTGTGGGTAATGGTCTAACCTACAACCAGGAGAAGACCTTGCCTACTATTGATTTCTATGATGTCGGTGATACCTGGGAGGAATCAACCCCAACCTTTGAGCAGAAAACGGCGAACCTGAAGATTATGGGTGGCGATGCCGATGTCGATAATTTCCTCAAGGCGACGCGAAGTAATATTCAGGACTTAGAGGCAGCCGTTATTGAGCTTAAAACCAAGGCGCTCAAGCGTAAGTTTGAAGAGACCTTCGTCTATGGCGATTCGGAGACTAATGGTACGCAGTTCGACGGTCTCAGGAAGCTCATTGATACTACTACCGCCGGCGACCAGATAATAGCCATGGGGGATACCGGAGCTACTCTAACCCTGGCTAAGCTGGATGAGCTTATTGATACGGTAAGGGGTGGTAAGCCTGATATGCTGCTTATGAGCCGACGCTCAAGGCGGAAGATTAACGCCCTGGTCAGGGCAGCCGGGGGAATGATGGAGACTGACCGGGATAAATGGGGCAACTTCATCCAGTTGTGGGATGGTATCCCAATCGGTGTTTCTGACTGGATCCTGGATACCCATGTGCTTACCGGTGGTGTGGAAACGGCGACCACAGGCGGCACTTGCTCCACCATCTATGCCACCCAGTTCGGGGAGGGAGGTCTTTGCGGCCTAACCAGTCCCGGTCACCTTCAGGTAGAGCCTATCGGCTCACTGGAAACCAAAGACGCTTCAAGAACCAGGATTAAGTGGTATGTCTCCCTAGCTCTATTTAGTACCATTAAATCAGCCACCCTAATTGGGGTCCAAGACTAAACTAACTCAGAATAGGAGGTTGAAAATGAGAAAACAGGAACTAGCCAATTGGCTATGCCGATATAGGCTCAGCAAGTATCACCAGGATATTGAGCCCTACCGAGGCCGAGAGGATGAGTTTCACCAGCTGTTCCAGCCTTACGAGGTTATAGAGGGAGAGGGAAACTGCCTGCTCAACACCGGTATTGACGAGATGTGGGACTTAGTAACTGGTGCCGTATCTGGTGCTAGCCATATCTTTGATAACGCTGCTGCCCAGATTGGCGTGGGTGATTCCAATACGGCTGCCAATGCTACCCAGACCGACCTGCAGGCAGCCACCAACAAGACCTATAAGGGAATGGAGTCGGGCTATCCTACCTCTACCAGCCAGAAGGCAACCTTTAAGGCAAGCTTTGGCTCTAGCGAGGCTAACTATGCCTGGGAGGAATGGGTGATCAAGCAATCAACCAGTAGCATTTGCCTGAATAGAAAGGTTGAGAGTTTGGGCACTAAGAGCACAGGCACCTGGGCGCTAGAGGTAGAAATTAGCCTGAGCTAACAGCTTGGGCGAGGGGGGAGGGCTTAGCCGCCCTCCCCCCATCTAAATAGGAGGCAAGTATGGTGGAAACTGTTTGGAGACCTAAGCGACCAAGGAATTTGACTGATAGCCAGAGAGCAGAGAAGCTCCAAAAGGACAGCGAGTATGAGATTGCCGTCCAAAACCTGAGCACTAGCTTTTACCAGAAGAAACGGACTACAGGGGTAACCGAACAAGAAGAGGCTGAATATAAAACCCAGAAAGCTCAACTCTGGAATAACTATTTAGACTGGGCTAAGGCTAATGGCTTGTATGAGGAGGTTACCCCAGAACAGCAATTGGCTGAGGTTGAGGATGGGCTTAATGCTCAGATTGAGGAGATAAATGTTATCAGGGCTGAGCTAAAGAAGCCACTGCTTGAAGTCAAAGAAAAAGGGTGATGTAATGGCTCAAACTTTCTTTCCCATAACACCAACTGAGATTACAGCTAGTGGTGCTAATGCTTGGGTGGATATGGACGCTAGCGGTAGTGTACCAGCAGGGGCTACTGGTGTAATTCTACACGTTGTGAACACCGCTGCTGCTTCTCGCTATTTGGGTCTACGAAAAAACGGAAGCACCGATGGTAGACATCCTGATATGTATAGGAACAGCCATTGGTGGGCAGCAATAGGTGTGGACGCAAACCGAGTATTTGAAGCCTATGTTGAAAGCACCACAGACGAAGATATCTATGTCGTGGGCTACACTATGTCTGGTGTAACCTTTAAGACCAATGCTACCGAGAAGAACCCCGACCAAATAGCCACTTGGCGGGATATTGATTGCTCCACAGAAGCCCCCAGTGCTATCGGTTTAATATGGGAATTTAACTCCATTGGTCTTAAAGAAGTTGGGCTTCGCAAAAATGGCAGTTCTGACGACAGGCATTATGGTGTATATTATCACGCAAGTTTTGGCGCTATCATTGGCTGTGATGCCTCGCAAATCTGTGAGGGCTATAGAGAAGATACTGCGGCTCACTTTTACCTGCTAGGTTATGTAACTGATGGGGCTACCTTTAATACCAATGCTACTGATGTCAGCCTTGGCACTGCTGCAGAATGGCTAGATTTATCAGCATTGCCCTCTGGAGCCAATATGGGCTTCATAGAAGTCTGCACTCCAGGCAGTGATATGTATGGCTTGCGTAAAGACGGCTCTGCGGAAGATATATATTGTGATGCTATACGACATCCTTGGGGAATAGTTGAATGTGACACTAACCGAGTTATAGAAGGCAAAATAGAAAGCACTGATGTTGACTTCTTTGTTGTTGGGTATTCAACGGCGGTAACAATAACCGAGAAGTCATCATCCGACACCGGCTCTAGCGCCGAAGCCTCATCGGAGGCAGCTACATTAAGCCAGGCTGATAGTGGTAGCGGGGTTGAGACTCTGCTAGCCAGAGTCTTTGGGGTTGCCGAAGTAGGCTCCGGAGCCGAAGCCTGGACACTTCTGGCAGCGCTGGTGGCGACAGGAGAAACAGGAGAAGGTGCTGAGTTTGCCTCAAAGGCGTTTAGCTCCGCAGACTCAGGTTCAGGCGTTGAAGCACTTCTTACCCGGTTACTGGCTACCTCTGAAACTGGAACCGGAACTGAAACCTTACTATCCCGGTTACTTCGTCACGCCGATAGCGGACTTAGCGCCGACAGCGGCTTAACCCTGCTAGCTACCTTAGTCAGAGCCGAAACCGGTTCTGGGTTAGACGCCTTTATCGGTTTGACCACTGCTGCCCCGGCTAGTAGTGACACTGGCTTAGGTGCCGATAAGCTCCTGGGCAGGGGAATATCCCTTGCTGATACCGGCTCAGGCCTGGAGGCAGCTACTTTATATAAACCTTTTATCTCCACCGATAGTGGTGTTGGACTTGAAGCCCTGGCTAATTTGCTGGCTCTAATCACCGCCAGTGAGGTAGGTTCAGGTTCAGAGCAACTTAGAGCCCAAATTATGACCTCAGTCGGTGCCTCTGATATGAAACTGCCGACCAAGATGGGCAAGACACAAATACCACCCAAGGGGGTGAATTTATGAATCTATCCGAGATGATAACCCTGGTCAGGCGTGACCTTAATGATGAGGCCACTCCTTACCAGTGGTCAGATGAGGAACTAACCAGGCATATTAATCATGCGGTAAAGGAGCTATCAGAAAGGGTGCCACTGCCAACTAAGGCTACCCTGCCCACAGTCAGCGGCTCCAGAGAAGTAGATATCTCTAGTCTCACCGATAGGATTATGGTCCAAGCCGTAGAATATCCAGTAGATGAGTCCCCGGCCAAATATCAACGCTTCTCCATCTGGGGGAATACCTTGACTATAATAAGCGGGGGTGAGCCCAATGGCTCCTATTGCTATGTCTACTACGGAAAACTCCACACCCTTGACGCCAATAGTTCCACCATCCCCAGCAAATATGAGGACTTAGTGGCCACCGGCGCCTGCAGTTATGCGGCTATTAGCTGGGCAGCCCTTTCCATAAACAAGGTCAATATCGGGGGAACGATGACGCCCAAGGAATACCGAACCTGGGGTAATGAGCGGCTGAGAACCTTTAAGGATGGGCTAAGGCGGCTGGGTAGGCGACAGCGGATAAGAACCCAGCAGCTCTTTATAGATTAAACAGGGATGTCTAAGAGGGGGTGAAGTAAATAATGACGATAAAAGAAGCATTATCAAAGACCAAAGAGGGCTTGCCCAAGGAGGCATTCGCTATTGTTGGCGACCCGGAAGACCCTGAAACCTGGAAATTACCCCACCATAAGAAGAGCATCTTTAGAGCCTTGCAGGGCAAGCTTGATATTGAGAAAACAGTTGATTGGGCTCGGATGCCGGCGGCGGTAGCCGCTCTATCAGCAAAAGGCTACCGGGGGCAGAGGGTTGATGCCAGCCCGGAGCAAATACTGACGGCGGCCAAGCACCTAGCTAACCACTACCGAAAAGCCAATAAGCCACTGCCCGATACCCTGGCAGCTTTAATATAGATGATAGGGAAGTAATAATGGGCAGAAAAAACAAGGGATTACTGTACATCCTCTATCGCGCCCTGTGGTCAAGAATAGGCGGGCGCCCCTGGACCTATATTATCCGGGATTCCTACCATAACAAACCGCTCTTCTGGCTTGCCCTAGCTACCGGTATCGGCATCCTGCTTGGGCATTTGTTCTGGGGAACGCCCTGGATCCCAGGGCAGCTAGGGGATTAGTCTGGTATCTGTATGGAGACAATTTGAATGCGAAGTTTATCGTCAACACTACTAACTGCTCAGAAGGAAGCTAGCCACGTCCCCTATGTTAAGGTTGAAGCCAGGAACAAAATTGCTGGCATTGTCAGGTTAAACTGGACAAGGCTATACACCGGTTCTGAGGCTGATTACTTCCACGCCCTAACCTTCCCCGGTGATGGCTCTCTGATTAGGGTCAGGCTTACTCCTCCATCCGACTCCAGGAAGCTCTATCGGCAAAGGGTGGCTAACCCCAGCCCAGAATCAGACTTCAGCCAGTGGACATACTGTAACCAGTATAATGCCGTTATTGTCACCTGCTGCTCCCTGGGGGCTGAGGTCAGTATCTTCTGGATAAAGAGCGACCAGGCGATTTACCAGTTAAAAAGTACCGACTACGGGGCAAGCTTTGGCAGTCCTGAGCT